CTCATCATATTCATTTTGTAGTTCCCCTACTTTAATTTGACTATTTGTCTGTACGATTTTTAGAGAAAAGCTCTGGGTGATTAAACACGGTTTCAGCCGCCCATCTGGCATAGACACTTGCCTTTTGGAAGTTTTTACCGATGTCATCAGCCGTTTCGCCTTTTTCTAACGCTCGATGCATGTACTTGATGACGCAGCCGCGACAGTGCGCGACAAAACCTTCCGGCCCCAGTACTGCTCGCTGGTAGTCGATGCACTCTATACTTGAATGAGTATAGTGTGCTGGCTTGTTAATTTCGTCCATCATGTAGGTACAGAATCAAGGTCTTGTGTATGTACAGATTTGAACCACTATAAATAGTCCAAGTCACGGATCAAGTCAGATATTCTGAGATCCAACTCTTTTTCTTGTGCGTCCGATAAGTTGAAACGATATATCGTGACAGCTTCCTTTAAGTCTTCGATGAAAGCTGCCCTGTTCTCTAAAGGCGCACCCCTCATTGTCTTGGGGTTGTCTATTTTCATTTCTTATTCCTTTTTTGCCCAACAAAAAAACCATATTTCTGATATCAAATCAATATTCAAAAATTGATCATTTTGATATTGAGCCACTGCCTCAATTATTATATTTTACTGGGCTTCTAGTCCCATTATTTCGTCTATAACTGCACACTTATTATACTTTTCTGTGATCCGTGTTCGCTTCGCACATTTGAACACATAAACTGTAAACTCAAGATAAGAATCAATCATTTCTTGAGATGCACGGTAACAAGTCACCATTCGGTTTTGGGCGTTTTTGGCCTTATATGTGAATACTAGCTTTGACTTGATTAGACTTTTTAAGATGTACAAAGCCGCTGATCTACTTACTCCGATAGACTCTATGAAATAACTCAAGAAAACCCCACTTTCTCGCAGCCCGTGTTCTTGAAGAGCATGGATCATCCAACGATGATTATCACTTCTCTTACTAATCTTGCGGGTTTCATCATCGATCAAACGATCAATGTCCGATGAATCGTTTTTGTAATAAAGTGTCTCCAAATTGCTGATGGCTATTGCATACTCTTTGATGACCTTTGTCCGTAGAATTTCGCAGCCAGATGCCTCATCTTTCATTTTTCTTCCTTTTTTTATTTTAAGTTTATAGTGACGATTGGATAAACAGCGCTTGGTTCAACCTCAAAGGACTCACCAACCCACGGCTTGCATTTTATAGAGGTTTCCGAAAAGCCCTCAATCTGAGAAATAACGTAGTTTTCACCACGATCTGCAACAACCAGCCCACCCTTCGAAAGCGGTGCTTTGCTAGAGCAAAAGCACACAGTGCCCGCGCCAAGCCAGGGAGCTACTTCTTCTAAACTGTCAGGCACGACCGGGATAGTAACTGCAAAGGCCGATGGATCGTCCCAAATGGATGAGGGGCAAGCTACAAAAGAAGCTGTTTGCTCTTTTGGAATACCCAGACCCGATGATTTGAATAGCTGAATAGATCTATTCGTGAATACGTTTGGATCATTCGCGCCGGGCTTGTTTATAACTGAACTAATCCGAGCTTCTTGATCAATCTCTTGGCCATTAGCCAGTTCATGCGGATCTACCCGCAACGCTTCAGCCGCTCTGACTAAAAAGTATTGCTTTAGACGCCGCTGCCCTTTCTCAACTTTTTCAATGCTGCTTTGTGATACTCCCATCATTTCTGAGAGTGTTTCAAGGGTGTGCCCTTGCGCTTTCCGTATTTCACGAATTTTATTCTTTACTTCAGTAGACATAATTTCCCCCAGGAAAAAAAATAGATAAATGTGTTAACTCGTTAACAGGGGAAGGGGTGGGGCCAACGCAACTATCGGGCTACCCCAGACACTGTCGCCAGTCCAATCAGAACAGAATTTATTTTTTGTTTTACTTAATAGCCGCAACGCTTTTCTGTGGTGCCGCCCATACTGCTTTAAAAGATAAGAGCCTGTCCACTGGTGGGCCACAATATTGCGGAACCCCAGTCGGTAACTGCGGGATATAAGCATTTTGAGTTTTTTAATTATCATTGTCTTGTTTGTCGTTCTTTTTTCAATTTGTACAAAAAGTACATACATAGATCACACTCTGCGTCAAGAGCTTTACTTAGTTTGTTGGCTTTTTTGTTTGATGGCGAATAATTTCAGCACTAAATTAATTCACTTTTTGTTCTTTTTTTTCTACATACATAGTGGGTTGATATGTGTGCCTTTTCATGTTTTAACTTCTAAAACAAAACAAAGAAGCAGAATGACAGAACCCTTTTATTACATAGGCATTGATGTTGGTTTAGGCGGAGCCGTTGCAGTGTTTGGAACTGACGGCACCCTCGATGTCTACGACATGCCAATCGTTGAAGTGAAGCGAAATAACAAGCTGAAAAAAGAAGTATCAGCCGCCGGACTTCACTCCATTATAAAGTATCAGAAACCCTCGACCTGTTTGGTCGAACAAGTAGCCGCCCGACCTGGTCAGTCGGTGACCGCTATGTTTCAGTTTGGCCGATTCCTCGGCCAGATTGAGGGTGTGATCGCCGCCCACGAGATCCCCATCAGCTATGTGCAACCTCGCGTATGGCAGAAAGCGGTTGAGCTTAGGGGCGGCGACACAAAAGAAGCATCAAGATTACGCGCAATGGAACTCTTCCCGGCATACGCTGAAAAGTTCCGGCGCAAAAAAGATCATGGACGCTCAGATGCCAGCCTAGTGGCATATCATGCGTTCTTGACGGGGGTTGGTGGAAGATGACTCCCCGGCACGACCGCCAACCCCCTTTTATTCAGACTGAAAGGAAAAAAAATGGGCTTTGACCTAAAATCAATATCGGTCACAAATCGTGACAAATTCAAACCAATAATGTGCCTCTATGGCGTCGAAGGAATCGGTAAAACAACATTTGCAGCCGGTGCGGAAAAACCAATCTTTCTTCCAACAGAAGACGGGCTAGTCAGCACCCCAGGCGTTCACGCCTTCCCTACTCCTCAATCATGGGATGATGTGCGCGAAGCTTGCGGATCTTTAGCCGGTGATCACGACTATAAAACTCTTGTGATCGACACGGTCGATTGGCTTGAGCCGCTCCTGTTCGCTGAAATAGCAAAGGAACAAGGCAAAACGTCAATTGAGGACATCGGATACGGCAAAGGCTACGCAATGGCTGCCGAGAAATTCCGCAAGTTTTTAAGCGCTTTAGACGCCCTTAGAAAGAAAAAGGACATGACCGTTCTATTCCTCGCGCACTCAGCAATCAAAAAATACGATGCGCCAGACACTGACCCGTATGACCGTTTTCAATTAAAGCTAAACAAACACATTTCAGCAATTGTTATGGAAGCATGTGACGCCGTTTTGTTCGCAAACTGGCAAGTGCAAGTAACCAAACAGGACGGTGGTTTTAATCGTAAAATCACCAAAGCAATCGGGGAAAGTGAGCGCGTCCTATATACAAGCCACTCCCCCACACATGATGCCAAAAACCGCTTCTCCATGCCGGATCGGATAGATCTGGATTGGGAAGCATTCGCAACCGCAATGAAAGGGGAAAATAATGGCTAGCTTGAACTTTCAAACTTTTGACGATCCAGAGGATCAAAATAACGCTCAACTGAACGAGCCGGTGCCAAAAGGCGACTATTATGCTAAGGTCGTGGATAGTGCCGTCAAGACAACAAAATCTGGCACAGGTCAGTACGTTGAACTTGTCTGGGAACTAAATGGCCATGTAGATACCGGCGCGTGTAAAAATCGCAAAATTTGGCAGCGTATAAATCACATAAATAAAAACGCAGAAGCCCAAAGAATTGGCAAACAACAACTGAACCGTGTGGTAAAAGCCTTTGGCCTAGCAGAGATTGATAGCTCAACTGAACTGCATGGTCGTGAGGTGATCGTTGGAGTGAAGATAACGCCCGCTGAAGGGCAGTATGCGGCCTCTAATGACATCTCATATGTGAAGTCAAAAAAACACGCGCCCAAAAAGGGCAACATGTCAGCGGCGGAAATTGGACACGCGGCCAACGCACCTCAAACCCCCGCTCAATCCCCCGCGCCTTCCGCAAGCCCATCAGATGATCCGATTCCGTTTTAGGAGTTCGCAAAAAATTTTTTTGGGGGGCGTTAGCGTCCCTCAAATTTCTACATACAAATAATAAAAAATCGGGGCGAGCATGGAAAACGATTATCGAGATAACACATTAAGGGCAGCCGATGAAGTTATGCAAAGGAAAGAGCAACAATCCACACCGCGTGGCTACTTGGGCATGTCAGGTATGTACGAATGTACGCGCCAAGTTTGGTACGCTTGGAGAATGGTCAAAAGAATTGGATTTGATGCTCCTACACTTAAAAGATTTGCAAGCGGCCATGCAGACGAAGATGTCTTCGCAGCCCGCCTCAAAAAAGTAACGGGCATCGACCTAATTACCGCCGACCCATCAACTGGCCGTCAGATCGGTCACAGAGATATAAGCGAACACTTTCGCGGCCACCAAGATGGCCAAATTCGAGGCCTTCGCGACGATCCCCACAACTGGTATGTTTGGGAACATAAATCAGTCAATGAACGCAGCTTTCGAAAGTTTCAGCGCGACATAGATAAATGGGGCGAAGAACACGCCCTCAGAGAGTGGAACCTGACATATTTTAATCAGGCCCAACTCTACATGTATTACTCCGGCGTTGAGCGCCACTACCTGACAGCCACGACCCCAGGTTGCCGCGATGACATGAAATGCATCACGCTCTATCAGCCAGAGGTAGCAAAAGCTTTGGTCGAAAAAGCAGAAGAAGTGATCTTCTCAACAGACCGCCCTGCCCCAATTAGCACAGTCCCAGAAAAAGCATTTAGCTGTAAGTTTTGCGGCTACAAAGATTTCTGCACTGACAAAGAATATGTCGCCCGCAA